GATTAGAATTTTTTTGTGTATTTATAGGAAAATTTTTTTTTTTTTTGTTAGAATGATTTATAGATTGATTATCTAAATCAATTTTGTAATGAAATTTTTTTTTTTTTGATTTGGAAGGAGAAATTTTAATATTTAGATTATATTTTTTATTATTATCGATAATAATATTTTTATTAGATTTATTATCAATAGTATTAAGATTTATAGTTTTTTTATACATTAAATTAAATAAATATAAAAAAAAAAGAAGATATACTAAATATACATTGCATCAATATATTTTAAATATTTTTCATCAGTTTTTCTAGATTCAATAAATGATTGAAAACCTTTTTCTAGATCATCTTTATTTATAAATTTTTTATTTTTTGGATGTTCTTTAAGAACTCTGTAAGAATGTGCCATTTTACATTTTTGAAATAATGTTTCCATATCACCTCCATTAAATTTGAAATGTTCTATATTAGTTTCAAAAAAAGTAATAGATATGTCTTCATTAGATAATATATTCCAATTTTTTTCATTAATTTTTTTAATAAATATTTCTCTTAGTTCAGCAGGAGAATATTTTTCTAATTCATATATCCAATTAAATCTTCTTTCTAAACCAGTGTTATGAGAAAAAAAACAATTTTGTAAATCATTTTTGTAGCCAGCGATAATTACAATTAAATCTTCTTTTTCTTCTGTTAAAGCAGCATTAATTGTATCTATGCATTCTTTAGAGTATGAATCTTTACCTTCTTTATTACCTAAAGAATATGCTTCATCTATAAATAAAACTCCTCCAATAGCTTGATCTAATATTTTTTTAGTTTTCATAGCGGTTTGTCCAAGATATCCTCCAATTAAATCAGCTCTTTTTACTGATGTAAATGTGCCTTTAGATAAAATACCTAAAGCAGTATAGATTTTAGCTAAAATTTTAGCTAATTCAGTTTTACCAATACCTGGATCACCATATATAACAGTATGTAACATATCATAATTTTGATCATCCAAATTTTGCAAATAAAATATAATTTGTTCAAATATTTTTTTTTTAATTGTATCTAAGCCAACCATATTGTTTAAAAGTGTTAATGGTTCTACTAATTGATTTAATATTTTTATATCAAGAGGATATAATTTTTTTGTATTTTTATATTTTAAATGATATTCTTTACCTAATAAAATTAGGTCATTAATATTTTGAATATTATTATCAATTAATTGAAATTGATATTTAGAAATTTTTTCTCTTTGAAATTTTTTTAATTCTTTATTAGATTTAGTATTATTTTCATTATTATTTTCATTATTATTTTCTTGTTGAATATATATTTGAAACGGTGCTAACATTTTAATTAAATTTATATCAGTTAAATCTTTATTAATTAATTTAGATTCAATCATAGTTTCAGTAGTTTGTATATTTTTATTATTTTTATTATTTTTATTATTTTTATTAATAATATTTCTAGCATCATTATTAGAATTTTTAGAGATACTAGATTTAAAATTATTAAAAGGTAATATATTATTTAAATTTGGATTATAATTGTTAAGAGGGAATATATTATTTAAATTTGGATTATAATTTGAAGTAAAAGGTATATAATTAGATGAATTTTGATTACAATAATTTATATCTTGGTTATAGTTATAATAATTAATAAATTTTTCTCTATAATCTAAATATTTATTTTCATTTCCATAATATTTATATCTAAAAGATTTATCATTTATTGAATTCATTTTAATAATATTTATAAATATAATATTTATATATATTTAGGTGTTAACAGATTACTTAAAGAAAAATTATATATATAAATTAAAATTTGATTTAAAACAATAATAATAATGTAATTAAATAAATGTCAGATACTAATCAAGATTTTAAATGGGAAGAAAATACTTGGAAAGTTGTAAAAAATTTAATAACAAGAAAAAATTTTTTGGTAGAACATCAACTTAATTCATTTAACGAATTTTTAGAAACTAGTTTGCCAAGTATTATTAGTCAATTTAATTCTATAATTTTAAATTATGATTATGTAACTGATCAATTATTTTATAAAATATTACCGGAATCAAAATACATAGATTTATTAGAAAAGAAATATAAATTCTGGACCGAATTTAAAGATGATGATGAGTTGATAAAAATAATAATAGATATAGTTAATAATTTAGAAAATGATAAAACAGAAAATAAGATAATAGATTTAGGAGACAAATTAAATTCTAACAAATTAACAATAGAGCAATTAACTAAAAAAGCGAAAGATTTTATAAAAGAGAATATAGGAATTAAAAAAATCCCTGTATATAAACATAGATATGAATTAGAAATTATATTACAAGATCATCAATTAAGTCCTCCAACAATTCATGAAAATAATGGTAGACAAAAATTAATGTATCCAAATGAAGCTAGATTGCGCAACTTTACATATTCATCTAATCTATTTGTATCTGTTTTATATAAAACAAAAGTATATTCTGGAGAAGGTTTTTCAAAATTAACAGAATCAAAATATACTAAATTACATAGAATAAGTTTAGGAAAACTCCCTATTATGTTGCATTCAAAAGCATGTATTTTAACAATGAATACAACTAATAATAAATTAGATTATGAAGAATGTGAATATGACGAAGGAGGTTATTTTATAATAAATGGAAGTGAAAAAGTGATAGTAAGTCAAGAAAGAGTAGCAGAAAATAAAATGTATGTTTTTAAAAATACAAAACAACAATCTAAATATTCACATATATGTGAAATAAAATCTATACCAAATAAAAAAATATTAACTCCTAAAAATATACAAGTTAAATTAACTTCTAAAGAAACTGTAAATGGAAAAACAATTAAAGTTTCATTACCACATATAAAAGCGGATATTCCTTTATTTATAATGTTTAGAGTATTAGAAATTATATCAGATAAAGATATAATTGATTATATATTAATAAATGTAGATGAACAAAATAAAAAAAAATATACACAATTATTGAGAGGTTCTTTAGAAGAAACTAGTCTTATTATAGATTTTGAATCAGCAAGAGAATATTTATGTAGATATGTAAATATGATGGGATATAACAGAGATCAAAGTGAAAAACAAAGAAGAATAATATATTTAAATGATATACTTATAAATGATTTTATACCTCATGTAGGAACAAATCCTGTAAAAAAAGCATATTTTCTTGGATTAATGGTTAAAAATTTATTGGATGTATATTTGAAAATAAAACAATATGATGATAGAGATTCTTATGAAAATAAAAGAATTGATACAGCAGGACCATTAATGAGTAATTTATTTAGACAATATTATACAAAAATGGTAAAAGATATGAAAACACAAATTAATAAAGAATTTTTAAATGGTTCTTGGAGAGCAAATAATAATTTTAATAATATATTAAATAATGCTAATATTTATAAAATTATTAAATCTAGCACTATAACCACTGGATTAAAATATGCTTTAGCTACAGGTAATTGGGGATTAAAATCAATGTTAAATAAACAAGGTATTGCCCAAGTTTTAAGTAGACTTACTTATAATTCCACATTATCACATTTAAGAAGAGTTAATACACCTATGGAAAAAACTTCAAAATTGGTTGCTCCTAGAAAACTTCATTCAACACAATTTATGAGAATATGTCCATCTGAAACACCTGAAGGTGGTTCAGTAGGTGTTGTTAAAAATTTAGCATTATCTAATCATATTACAATATATAGTGATGTAGATCCTATTATAAATTTACTTGAAAGTGAAGATTGCATATTTATACAAAATATAAAACCTAATGAATTTAAAAAAAATGATACAAATATATTTATAAATGGAGATTGGTTAATGATAACTGATAAACCTCAAGAAATAGTTAACAAATTTAAAAAATTAAGAAGACAAGGTATTATAAATATATATGTATCTATATCTTGGAATATAAATCATAATACTATCAAAATATATACAGATTCTGGTAGATGTTCAAGACCTTTATATATTCTTAATGATAATAAATTTATAATAACAAAAAAAAATATAGAACAACTCAATAAAAATATAATTAATTGGAGAAATTTAATAATTTCAAATTTAAATAACAATAATTTTGATTTTAATGAAGATTTAAATAATAATGATAAAGCTGTTATAGAATATTTAGATGTTGAAGAGGAAAATAATTGTATGATAGCTATTACTGGTGATAAATTAAAAAATTTAGATAAAAAAGTTATTAAATTTCATTATACACATTGTGAAATACATCCCGCATTACAAACAGGTGTCCTTGCATCCATTATTCCTTTTTCTGATCATAATCAATCTCCCAGAAATACATATCAATCCGCGATGGGTAAACAAGCAATGGGTATTTATTCTACTAATTTTAGATATAGAATGGATACATTAGCACATGTTTTATCATATCCACAATTAGCTATTGTAAATAGTAGAATGATTAAATATTTACCCAGTAATAATTTACCATGTGGTATAAATTGTATAGTAGCAGTTGCTTCTTATTCAGGATATAATCAGGAAGATTCTGTTATTATGAATCAAAGTGCTATTGATCGTGGATTATTTCATTCAGTATTTTATAGAACATACAAAGATGAAGAAAAAAAATCACAAAGTGGAAACAGTCAAGTTCAAGAGCAATTTTGTATTCCAAATAAAATAAATACAGTAGGAATGAAAGGCAACAACTATTCACAACTTAATTCACAAGGATTTGCTGAAGAAAATGTTAAAGTTAATGAAAATGATATTATAATTGGTAAAATAACACCTGTTAAAAATAGTAAAGATTATTTTAGATGCTGTAGCACAGCATTACGTCCCAATGAATCTGGATTTATTGATAAAGTTATGATTTCAAGAAATGGTGATGGTTATAAATTTGTAAAAATTAGAGTTCGTTCTAATAGAAGACCAACTATTGGTGATAAACATTCAAGTAGACATGGACAAAAAGGAACTATTGGAATTGTATATTCACAAGAAGATATGCCTTTTACAAAAGATGGTATTGTTCCAGATATTATTATGAATCCACATGCTGTTCCTAGTAGAATGACTATAGGCCAAGTTGTTGAATGTATTACTGGTAAAGCTGCTTGCTTAGTTAATATGTTTGGAGATGCTACTAGTTTTACCGATAAAAATCTTGATAAAATAGGAGATACTTTAGAAAATGTAGGATTTCATCGTCATGGAGAAGAACTCTTATACAGTGGAAGAACTGGTGAACAGCTTAAGGTTAATATTTATATCGGTCCAACATATTATCAACGTCTCAAACATATGGTAGATGATAAAATTCATTCAAGAGCTACAGGTCCAAATGTTATATTAACTAGACAACCTGCAGAAGGTAGAGCTCGTGATGGAGGCCTTCGCTTTGGTGAAATGGAAAGAGATTGTATTTTATCACACGGAACTGCACAATTTTTGAAAGAAACATTGCAAGATAGATCTGATAATTATCGAATGTATATATGTAAAAAATGTGGCTTAGTTGGTGCTGTTAACTCTGATGAAAATATTTATACTTGTAAAAATTGTGAAAATTATTCTGAGTTTTCGGAAGTTAGAATTCCTTACGCTATGAAGCTATTTATACAAGAACTTGAAAGTATGTCTGTGGCTCCACGACTTCTTACAAATTAAATTTATATATTATAACTATAGTAGATTTAAATTTTATTAATCAAAACAATAACTATTTACAAAAAATTATAATTATTATTTAATCTACTAATTTTTTAATAATATTTGCTCATTTATTTTGTTATTTTGTAATTCTAAGTCTCTAATCTTCTCATCTTGTTTTTTTGTTATCTCATTAAACTTTATATTATATTTTTCTAATCTATCATTTGATTTAATTATATTTTTATTAAGTTCTTCTAATTTATTATATGTTTTTTCAATGATTTTATTACTACTTATACATAAATTATTATATGATTCATAAATATTTTTTATATCGTATAAATTTTCATCTAAATATTTTATCTTATCTGAATTTAATACATTTGATATTATTTCATCCTGTTGATTTAATTCTCTTAATTTATTAAATAATGTATGTATTATATCTATCTTTTTTTCTTGTTCTTGTATTTTATTATTTAAATTTTCTATATTATCTTCATTTTGTTTTTTTTTATAATCATCTATATCTTTTTCTAATTTATTAATACTAATTCTAAAATTTTTCAATTCATCAAAAATTGTTGTTAGTTCATTTATAAATTTTATATTTATACTTGGATAATTTAAATCCATTTAATTATATTTAATGTTTTTGACTTTAAGTAATATCAAATATATTTAATAGATATATACTTTAAACTAAATTAATATAATTTTCATACTGATTTCTAAGTAATCTAAAATAAAAATTTGTATTTTCATCATAATTTGGTTTACATATTATTTCATTATATTTTTCTCTTATTTCTCTAAAATGAACTTTTTTTGATACGTCCATACCAAAAAATACTAATGCTCTATTAAATTCTTCTTTATTATATTTTTCACTATCTAAATTTATATTATACTCTTTTCTAATTAAAATATTATTAATAGATTCTATAAATTTATTAAATAATTTTTTACCTGAATCTTTAAAATTATTATTTATAAAATTAATTATATCTGGTTTTAATACCATTTTATTCTCTAATTTTATAAAAAAATTTTCATATATAAAATTTTTGCCTAAACAATTTATTTGAGAATATCTTAATCCACCTGATTTATTTATATCTATTCTTTTTAAATCATTTATATAATCTGTAGATAATTCATCTATGAAATCAATAAATTTTATATAATCTATGTCAGAAATTTTTAATATTTTTTCATTAATATCTATTACGCACATACTTTTTTTTAAAGAATTTACACTTGAATTCTTTGTTATTCCTTTTCTTCTTATACTACCTTTACCACCTATTTGATTTGAGAAATTTAAAATTTTTTTATTCATATTTTATTATATATTACATAATGTAAACATTTTTTTTAAACCATTATAAATTAACATATTTATATATTTAGTGATTACATTGATCTAATCTATTTTTAATATATTACATTCAAATACCTATCTACTAATTAAAACAAAAGCTCTATGTTCAAATATAATAATCTTATACATTATATTACCTATCTACTAATTAAAACAAAAGCTCTATGTTCAAATATAATAATCTTATACATTATATTACTTTATATATTAAATCTAAATTATAAGTTTATTTATTTACTTATTATTAAACTGAAATATAATATATATATATATATATGAAAGATTCAATTATATACATAATAATTTTATTTTTTGTTATTATAATAACATTGTTTACATATAATAATAAAAATATAATTGAAAATTATGTTAGACTAAATACTTGGCAACGACATAGTCCAGCAAGATATGCTGCAATACGTAGGGATATTGCCAAACAAAAAGCATTAGAAGCCCAAAATAAAGCAAAAGAAGAAGAAGCAAAGAGACGCGATGAAAGACATAGACGTGAACAAGAACGAATAGCTAAGCTTAGCCCTAAGGAAAGATCGCAAAGAAAAATCCAACTTAATATAGAAAAACAACGTTTAGAATGGATACATAAAGTCCAAAGAGAACAAAAAGAACAAGAAAATAAACACATTGAAAAACGTAGACTTGAACAAGAACGTAAAGATAAATTATGGGAACAAGAACAAGAAAAAAAACGAATTAGATTAAAAAATTTTGAAATAGAAAAACAAAAAAGAATGGATGAAATTGAGCAAAGATTTATAAGAGAAAAACAAGAAAAAAAAGAAAAAGAAAAACAACAAGCCACAGCAGCAAAAGTACATGCTGCTGCAAAAGCAATTCGAAATATGCAATTAAAAAAAAAAAAAAA